CGCTTTCTTTTAGCGTGTATGTTTTTATATAAACTCATCTAACAGTTCCATGCTTTGCGTGACCAATAGTTGGCACTAAGTTTTGTATTCTTTCCTTTGATACCACCTGATCTCGCACAGTAGCTCTTCTTGCGTGCAGGTTGGCTTTTCTTAATACTTAAATTTGCGTCACCAAATCGGATAGTCTTTTTCTTCCCACCTTCAGAAGCATAGACTACAAACTTCTTCTTGCCATAACCAGGCTCACCTTTGCGAATACGCCTTGGGCTATTTACTTTACTTGGTCTTCCGCTTGCCACCACATTTCTTTTTAGTCATTTTCTTTTTAGGTCTTCCAACCTTACTTCCATAAGTTCCTTTTCCCATTGGTGGCATAATTTTATCCTCCTGTTGGTGCTGCTCCTGTTGATCCAAATTGTGTGGGTGCTGCTCCCAGCCTTCCAATTGTCGCATTCGCTTTTTGCTGAACCTGCATTTGTCTTTGTTGCAGGTAATTTTGAATACGCTCTTGTAGGGCAGGGTCTTGTTGTACCTTTTGTGCCACATCGGGTTGCGCTAACCATTGCTTGAATATCTGCAACTTCATCTCGTGGGCATCATTAGGTTTAACATTGGGTGGTACACCAGCATAGATTTCTGCAATGGTTTGTCTTTCCTCATCCATTGCTTTTTGCGATGCGGTTTCCTTGGGAAGCATGATACTTTCCGCAGCACCCGGTAAAATCTGCCCAACTGCAATTTGTAATAAACGCTCGGTATCCAGCGTGCCATTCTTATCGAGTTGTGCGCCAAGTTGTGCAATTGCTTTTACACGTTCAAGCATTTGTTCTGGATCTTGTGTGGCAGCATCAAACTGCATGTAAAAATCAAATCGTTCGCCAGGATTGCCCTTGGCATACTTCTGCATGTCCTGCATTCCTGTGACACGGAAGTATTCTTGGTCTGGGCCATACTGTTGGTAAAGGGAGTATACTTGATCGAGTAGAAGTTTTAAGTGATGAAATACTTTATCAATCACTTCTTGTTGCTTCATCTGCGCTTCCACAGGATTTACTCCTGGTGCGTTTCTACCAAAGTATCTATCTGCTTGTTCCTGTATGTATCTACGAAGTTCTACATTAACACCTGACCCACGGGGTGTGTCTGCAAATCTTACTTCACCAGGTACACGATAAGGTAATTTTACACCTGGCCCAAAACGGGAAGGGGCGCGCCCAAGAGGGTGTTCCAAAGGAGGTAAAGTTGTTAATGATTGTGCATCAATCGCTGCATCTGTTTCGACCTTGAGTACCTGCTGCAAGCTTTCAATAAGCTCCGGGTATGACCTAGACGAGTATAATTTCTTATCTGTTTTTTCAAGGGTGGTTACAACAAATGGATATTGCCCATGCGCATAATCCAATAATTGATGCTTGGCATAAAGATCAGGTATATTGGCGTGGTAGATTGTGCAGTAGATACCAGGTACATTATCCTCGTCCAATAGTCTTTGATAACAGTACACAATTCTAACAAGGCTATTGTCATCACTTCTGGTAAACTCATCATTCTCTCGCAATTGATAGATGTTCTCATCTGTATCCTCGCCTTGTCCTGCAAGTTCAATCGCAGCATCCACAAACTCTTCTGACCATTTTTCGGTACTAATTTTAGACCTTAATTGCTCTGGAGTCATACTCACGCTATGAAACATGTAAGGTGCTTCCTGTGGATCTATACAATAGCTTGGCCAAAATACATCCTCATCTGGTGCAAGGGCTTTGATCTTTGGTCTACTTACAACTTGGCGTGTTACAGGTACAGTGGTTTCTCCATCCTTACGCATTTCCTTTAACATTGCCCGTGCTTTGGGCTTGCTAATATCAAACTGTGTTTTAAGTGCCTCGCTTAATTCCTCGTCCATACTTCCATCCTGTATAGCTCCGGCAATCTGTGGAAGGACTTGGGCAATCTCTTCAAGCTTAATGGTCTGTTGTTGCTTTAGTTCTTGGTTCTCGTACCAAGCATAATGAACCATCATACCTTTTTCAAAAAGATGATTTAATCCAAGTTCAATCTCAGGGTAAAACTCCTGCATCTTAGAATTAATTAACCATCGTAAAAAGTTACTTACCACATTGGCACGCTCGACATCACTTGATTCTGTGGGTGTGGCTATTATGTGACCTCTGCGGATTGCATTCATTGACATTGCCACTCGGCAATTAATCAATTCATCGCACATCCTTTGTTCCTGGTCGCTTGCACCCTCCCAAGGGAACACATCTCCTGTGGAACTTTGGCTTGAATGCTTCTTGAAGTCATCACTCTTACCTGCCCATAAACAATTACGGACATCATAGTCTCTTTGTCTACGATCTAACCATTCACCTAAATCACTCTGTGTACGCTTGTACGCTTCACTAAGATAAGCAATGTCAGGCTCTTTTGAGACATATAGTAATTCTGGATCGGACGCAGAGAGCATGTGTAGCATAAAACTACATTAGCACCCTTATGTAGTCAATCTAATATCCACCACCACCTGTGACCTGAATGTCACGATTGGTGATATGGTCTGCTCCACTTACAAATAAATAACGCAGGCAGTCAATTTGGTCAGAGAAGTAATCACTCTTACTCTCCCCTGCATATTCAAGCATGGAAGATATTGTATTCTCGCATTGATCAGAGAAGTAAAGCTTGGGGCAATTCTTGTCTGTCATGGTTTCTGTATCATCCCAGCTAAGTGCATCATTGATCTTCGCAATACCAGAGTCTATGGACACACCTGGTGCAGCACGGAATACAAATCCCATGTTACTCATTGTATTGATTATATTACTTTCTCCCTCCTTTGTACGCACTGTGGCTGCTCCCATTCTTGGGTCAACTATCCGTTCAAATATTTCCTCACCATCTTCCTGTGCCTCAAAGTAATCTTTGTAATCTGTGTACCCCCAACCCAGAGGACGTTGTCCAGGGCCAGGCTTACCCACTGCTTTACCAGCACCATTAATGTGTGGGATTGCCCATGCTCCCATTGTACTGTCAGGAAACTCACGATAGATGTATATCTTACCATCCTTGGTCACACCTGCCCATAATCCAACCCAAGGTTTACTACCACCCGGATCGCAAATAAAGTAACGGGTTACAGGTACAGATGGGTCTACAATGAATGGTATCTTACTATGTTCTATTACATTTGTCTCACGCTGAAATTTTGGGAACTTACCTTCAAAACTCTTACTTGGTATTCCGAATAATCGAGCAAGCTTTACCTCTTGTGGTTGCTTGGAATAGGTACGCACAAGTTCATCTGCATCTACAAAGGGACTCATCTGTGACCAAAAATAATATATGCGACAGTCAGGCCAATTAGCAGACACTTGTTCAGTAGGTAGTTCCTTATCCATTAACGCACTATACTTTGACCTGACTGTCGTAGCTCCTTTCAGTAAACTATTAACTAATGGCGTGTATCCTTGCAGAGTAGTAAAGGTCAGAATCAAGCGACCATGATTATCTGTGAGTCTTGCCAATAGCGTGTTAAAAATATTCTCAGGAATTTCCTCATCTGCATGTATACAATGGGCTGCCCATCCCTCAAAGATTTGTGGGTCTGCCATGTACTGCCTGTAATTATTAAAGTATATCGTACTCCCACGTTCTGCATCTGGATGGGTGGGTGGTAAAATTGCTTTGCCTGCATTAAATCCATTCTTCTGTGTATATTGCAAAGAATGATTCTCACTCTTCTTCTTGCTTCTCTTGTACCTTGCCGGAAGGGAATCCCATATATAACGCTGGGAATCACTTATACTTCTTTCCTCACTAACATGCAAAGAACGTATCTCTGCTTCGGGTATGTTCTGCGCCAAATGTACAAGCAGGCGAGATGCGAAGGTGGTCTTTGAACTTCTGTTGCCTCCCAAGCAAACATGAATTTTTGTATCCTTCCAATTATCCATCACCCTACGCCACCCAGGAAGAGTCCAACCCCATTCGATTGGATCTTCCTTCTCGCTGTTTGGTTGGTCAAGGAGCAAGCGTGTAAGTGTTTCTGCTCGTACAGGATCTTGTACAGTTAGTCTATCTATCTCCTCATCTGATAATGCACACTTCAACTCTCCTCTATCATACTTAAAGTCATCTGTCCAAGGCACGCCAAAGCGTGCGTCTATTTCGTCAGCATAGGTTATTTTAGGCACGATTTAATATCTCTATCCCTACGATGATTGCTTCTTCGAGCGAGTTGCAGGGGATTTCCTTTTCACCGATTGTCCAGCCTTCCGTATCCTCTCCAACGTCTCTGGGCTTAATTGTAACGGTGGTGGCCCTAGCTTTTGATAATTGCACTTCGGTAATCTTGCAACTGATGTTGATATCGCTCGTCCGTATTTTTTCCAATAAATCGGATTGTATCCCTTGGGTACATTCACTTGTCATTACATTTGCAGGTATCTTCATAAAATTGCTTCCATTGCTTGCCACATTGCCAACATCTCTGCCATCCAAAGGGGGCTTTTCTTGCCCATAACTTCTGCTGTTCGATAGTCCAATCATCATCC